TGGCATTTAATAGAGATAACTTTGGTCCAATCGGCAACGTATCTAAGCGCGGCAATGCTCCAGTAATGTGGGGTTATAAAAGCGCCGATGCAATCGCTACCGTAAACACTTCCGGCTACTTTGATTCTGTATCGGATTTGGTTACTGTTGGCGATATGATTTATTGCTTTGACACCGCTACACCAACTGCAAATTTAGTCATTGTTTTAAGCAATGCTTCAGGCGTAGTCGATGTATCCGATGGCACCGCAGTAACCGTAGCTGACGCAGACTAAGCAGTAGTAATAAGTCCGGGCGGATCAATCCGCCTGGATTTTTATCATTAAAGGATTGTTATGGCGTCGGGTGATACAAAACTATCAATATGTTCTGATGCTCTTATTTATCTAGGGCAAAAACCACTAACGTCATTTTCAGAAGTTTCTGATTCGTCGCAGATTTGCGACCGTCTTTATGACGACATCCGGGACATGGTTTTGTGTATGTATCCCTGGAGCTTTACCCTAAAGAAAAGCCAGCTTGCCCGTTTGGTAGATACCCCGGCATTTGGCTGGAAATACCTTTATCAATTACCCGGTGATCGCATCGCTGGCGTTCGCGCCGTCCATGCGGATGACACCGTTAACTATCCGGCCACCGTTGAGTTTGACGTTCAGCAAGATAAATTGCTAACCAACATTGAAGAGGCCTGGATCGATTACCAATACCGCACACCTGAAAGCGAAATGCCTAGCTATTTCGTCAATTTCTTGAAGTACGCCCTGGCCGCTAATTTTGCTCAGATGGTAACTGACCAGCTTACAAAAGCTGAGTATTACCAGCGTTTAGCATTTGGATTGCCGGAAGAGAATATGCGCGGCGGATTCTTCCGCCAGGCAATGACCATTGACGCACAAAGCCGTCCGTCCGTTACATTGGATAACCAGGACGCATTCCCGCTTATCAATGTACGGTTTGGATAATGCCACGTTCAGTTCTCATTCAAACCAATTTTGTAGTCGGTGAATTGGACCCGCTCTTGCGCGGCCGCATTGACTTAAATCAATATTACAACGCACTTCAAAAAGCTACTAACGTAGTCATTCAACCCCAGGGCGGCGCACGTCGTCGCGAAGGTTTGCAATACATTGACACCTTGCCGGCTAACCTGGCAAGCCAGGCACTTAAACTTGTGCCGTTTCAATTTAACGTACTTGATTCCTATATGTTTGCGATCGTCCCTGGACGCGTTTACATTTATAAGAACAAGGCACTTATTACCAATATCAACGGCTCAGGCAACAACTACCTGGCCGTGGCCAGCTTTACGTCCGGCGTTATTCCAGGACTAAAATTTGCCCAGTCCGCCGATACGATTATTTTTGTCCAGGAAGATTTAGCACCAGTCAAGTTTGTACGTGGCGGGACTGACGCGAGCTGGACCGTTTCGACAATTACGTTTGATGAGATCCCGTCGTATGCCTATACACTAACGGTTACAACTCCATCCGTTGGACACCTAACCCCATCGGCAACAAGCGGCAACGTTACATTGACGTCGCAAAATTCGTTTTTTGCCAGCACCGACGTTGGTCAATATATCAACGCTGAACCCCAGGGCCGGGCAAAGATTGTGCAGTTCATAAGCAACAATAGTGTCAAAGCTATTGTTGAGATTCCGTTTTTTGATACCAGCAATATCGCCCAAGGCAACTGGGAGATCGAGCGCGGATATGAGGCGTCCTGGAGTGCTGGCCGCGGATGGCCAAGATCAGTAACATTCCACGAAGGCCGTTTATTTTTTGCCGGTGCTAAGTCCAGGCCCACTACTGTATGGGGATCTCGCGTATCGGATTTCTTTAATTTCCAATACGGCGAAGGTTTGGATGATGAGGCCGTAGAGGCAACAATCGACACGTCACAACTCAATACGATTACCGATATTTATTCGGGCCGCGACTTGCAAATCTTTAGTATTGGCGGCGAGTTTTATGTCCCCCAGGCGACCCTGGAACCAATTACGCCAACTAACTTTATTATTCGCACGTCAACCAAAATCGGCGCAAGGAATAATTTCCCAGTTATTGGCCTGGATTCCGGCACCTTGTTTTTGCAACGCCAGGGCAAATCAGTTAACGAGCTATTGTTTACCGATACCGAGGCAACCTACATTGCCAATAACGTGACATTGCTATCCGGCCACCTGGTCAAGAACCCGGTCGATATGGCGCTAAATCGCGCAACATCAACAGACGATACAGATCGATTATTTGTCGTTAACGGCGATGACGGTACGATTATGTGTATCTCATTATTGAGATCGCAAAGTGTTATTGCTCCATCCGAATTTGTAACCGACGGGCTATTTAAAGCCGTGGCCGTTGACGTTAATACGGTTTACGTCATTGTGGCCAGGAGTGTCAACGGATCAACCGCATATTACGTTGAAGCATTTAATCGCGATCTGACAATGGATAGCGCTAAGTTTGCTAATACTAGCGGCGCATCTGCATCCATGTCTCACCTGGTAGCCAAGACTGTCAAAGTAGTTCGCGACGGCATCCTGGAAGCTGACAAAACAGTACCAGGGGGTGGCACAGTTACATTCTCAACGGCCGCAACTGCATCCTGGCAAGTCGGTTTGAATTACAACATTAACCTAAAAACCATGCCAGTCGAGGCAAAGATGGCGTCGGGTAATATCCGCGGATTTAAAAAGCGGATTATGGAGATCAATGCGGATGTATTTCAAACCCAGTCAATGACTATCAATGACAATCCTATTCAGTTTAGACAATTTGGATCGAACGTATTAGATACGGCAATTCAACCATTTACCGGAGTTAAGAAGGCCGGCCCATTGCTAGGATTCGATAAAGAGGGAACAATAACGGTAACGCAAGGCGAACCGTTAAAGTTCAATTTGTTAAACATGGAATTTAAAGTTTCGATAGGACAATAATCATGGAAGTCGCAATTGCCGCAATGCTTGTAAGCGCCGTTGGCCAATATCAACAAGGTCAAACGCAACAGAAAATTTATAATGCCCAGGCACAAGCCGCTCAACAACAGGCGGACTTTCAAGCTCAGCAAGTAACAATGCAAGGAAGAACCGAAGCTATTCGCGCCCAGCAAGAGGGACTAAAAACGCTGACAAACATTAACCGAACAATTTCTACGGTAAGAGCTAGAGCTGGCGCCGGAGCAATTGATCCGTTTGGTGGATCGGCTGGCTCATTGCAAACATACGCATTGCGTGAAGGTTATACCGAGTTCAATCTCTCCCAGGAGAATGCAAAGCTGGCTCAATCTTCTGCTGGATTCCAGGCAAATATCTACAAATATTCCGGCCAGCAAAACGCCAACATTATGCGCGCATCCGGTGAAGCCGCGGCCGAAGCTGGTATGTACCAGGCAATTGGCACAGTCGGCCAGGCTGGCATGATGTATTCATCTGCCGGCGGACCTAAATCTAAATACTCACTATTCGGATCTTAATCATGGCCGATAGACTTCCACGATACCAACAAACCGGCATAGCGATAGATCCGTATCGCGCGGCCGCATTGCCCGCAATTGAATATGCGCCACTAAGCCGCGAAATGAGAAATCTTTCCCAGGCACAACAAGGCGCATTAGATCGCGTTATTACATTTGCCGGCAAGATTGGTATGGAACAGGCCGAAGAAAAAGGTCGGGCATCCGTACAGACTGCTGAACAGGCTCGCCAGGTATTAGAAGATACCCAAAAAACTGGTATGCCGCGTAGTGTTTACGATAAAGCCGCTTATGACCAGGCGAATGAACTTGTTGCATTGCAATTGCAAAACGATGGCCGCAGACTTTTAAGCGAAAAAGTTAACGCATTTAAAAATGATCCTAATTCTGACCCAATTCAGTTTTTAGCAGAAGCCGCTGATGTACGCGACGGCCTGGAATCGCTGACAACTTTATTGGATCCAAAACTAAAGGGTCGAGTGTCTAGCGATTTAGATCGCATTAAAAATGTCTCATTCCTAGAAATATCTGAGCGTCACAATGATCGCGTTGCCCAGCAATTAAAGGCAACAACGCTGGCCGGTTTGGAGCAACGTAGCCAGGACGTAATCAGGATTATGAGTAGCGGCGTTGCAAATGCTGAGACTATGCTATTTCAGGAATTGCAAACTATTAAACAGTTTGGAATATCCGGCGGATTTTCTCCCCTGGAGATTGAGCGCGAAATGCAAAAGATTGGCGAGCAAGCTCACATTGCGCGCTTTAGAAAAGAATATGAGAAAGCACCAAACAAAGCAGAATTTTTAAAGCGGGTACAAGCTGATCTCGGAGCTGGTCCCATTGGCGAGCTATACGATAAAGAAGGTAATCCACTCAAACAGAATCGCATTACCCGCGGCATCGATGTAAACCGCATGGGCGCCCTGGTCAATGAGATCGAGGCAGACTTGCGCGCCAGGGACGCACAATTTAGAGCATTGCGTACTGAATTGAAAACAGACGTCACAGAATCATTGCGGATTATTTCTCTTGGCCAGGTGCCAAGTGAAAGCGTAGTAACAGAGATCCAGGGCCGCGCCCGTCGTTTAGGATTACCCGACAATGATCCGACAATGCGCCAGGTTAACTATTTGAGCGTACTGCGCCAGCAATCAATTGCGTTTAATAAAATGTCACCAATTCAATTGGGTGACTGGATTCGTGATGCACAAAGCAAAACAACTGGTGGCGCAACACTAGAACAAGCAATGCTTATTGATGTAGCGCAAAAATCCTTTAACCATAAAACCAATATGCTGGAGAAGGATCCAGTCGGTTATATGAATCAAACCGGTGCGGCAGAAGTTAAAACCCTTAACTTTGCGGCGTCACCAGTCGATTTAGTCAAGCAAATTGGCGAGCGCGTAACGCAGTCCAAATCGTTTGCGGCTAGTATGAATGTAGCGCCAAAGTATTTCTCCCAGGACGAAGCTGGTGCGCTTACAACATTCTTGCAAACTGCCACTCCCGATCAGCAAATTGTATTGCTGGGCGTAATGAACCAGGGATTCGGAAAAGATTCAGGCAATGCTATGAACGAGCTTTCCAAGTTTGCTCCTGAGTTTGCTCATGCTGGCGGACTGGTTATCTCCGGTGCTAACAGACAAACCGTTTACGATGCGCTTAATGGTATGCGTCAAGTCCAGGCTGGCAATAAACCGTTTGAAGGTACTGGCGACGCGGCAACAAAGAGAAATGTTATCGCAGATACGCTAGGTGGAGCTTACGCATTCGCGCCTAAGACACGTGCCGCGATTGTTTCAACTGCTAACAATATTTATACTCAGCGCGCTATCGTGGCCGGCAAGACAGTATTCGATGAGGATATGTATAAGCAAGCATTCCAGGAAGCATCCGGCATGACCATGGCAAAAAATGGTAAAGCATACGGCGGCATCATTGAGTATCGCGGCACACGGATTCCAATTCCGAATAACATTGCCCAGGATAGTTTTAAGGACATCATTAACCGCGCAACGTATGAAGATTTTGCCGCAGTATCTAATGGTTTACCCGAAGATGACCAGGGCAGAAAATTTACGATTGAGCGTTTGCGTAAGGGTTATCCCGCATTTATTGACACAAATCGTGCCGTTCTTTATTACGAAGATTATCGCGGCAAGACAAGTCCATTGGCTTTTACTATCAAAGATAAATCCGCCCTGGTGGTCGATTTCCGTCAATTAGCTGATCGCGTAAAACAAAGAGAAGGCATTAAATGAGTTTCGTTTTTGACGAACCAAATCTATCGGCAACTCCTTTTTCACCATTGAAAGGTGGAGAAGATACTGGTTTCCTGGAAAACTTTAGCGCCGCGTATCAATCAAACCTAAAACTAAACAGGACCGATTCGCGCAGTATCAATCTTAAAGAGCAATGGGAACCAATTATTAAAGAAGTCCAGGATAAAACTGGTAAGAAGTTTTTTAATCCCAGCAATTACCTGGATCAAATGACGGCCCAAAAGGGTTACGGGGAGCAAGCCTATAACGGATACTCAAAACAGATTTTTGATTTCATTAAGGAGCGTCCTGAGACATTTCCGGATCTAATCAACCTGGACAACGACGCCTTATTTGAGCGAGCAAAAAAGAGTGCTATCAAAGCTGGCGACGTTAATGCTGATGTAGCGGCACGTCAAACACTTGGCGGATGGTTTGGTGACATGGCCGGCGGAGCTACCGCCGTCTTAACTGATTTGCCAAACATCGCGATTACCGCTGGTGATCTATACGTTACCAGGGGAGCTGGTACCACAATCCTAAGAGAGACATTGCGCCAGGCAGTATTAAACGGCGGCGCAGAAGCAGTTACACAAATTGAAGTGGCGGACTGGTATAAAACCCTGGATCTTCCATACGATTACAGAACATTCTTAACTAACGTAGGTACGGCCGCCGCTGGCGCTGGCATTATTACGGCCGGCGTTATGGGTGCAAAGCCAGCATTTCAATTTACCAAGAAACAACTGATCGATGGTATCGAGGTACTGAACAAGGCAAGAGCAACTCGCGAAGGCCGTCCGTACGAAGTAGATCCCGACGTCAAGATGATTAAAGAGCTTGACGAGATCGATGCAAGCGTTAACCAGGGCAACGTATTAAGAGACGATGCCGGCAACCTAGAACACAATGCTCGCGTCGATCAATCGTACGACGCAGTATCGAATGGTGATTCAACCAGGATCACGGCCGCACCGCCGGAAAGTCCTATCAATCGTCCGAAAGATATATTTTTTCACGACAACTTAAACAACGAAATTTTTGCGTACAAGCCAAAAGACTTGCTAGTCGATGCCGAGCTATTTCAATTTAAAGCTGGCGGCGATGTCATGGGCGTTACTGAACGATTAAAAGACATTACGAAGTGGGATCCAGTTAAAGCAAACACGGCAATCGTTTATGAGTTTGCCGACGGCCGTACATTTATTGCTGATGGCCATCAACGCCTGGGACTTGCAAAGCGTTTGCAAGAAGCAGATCCGACACAAGATATTCAGATTTACGCATTTAAGATTCGCGAAGTCGATGGATTTGATCCGGCTTATGCCAGGGCAACGGCCGCCGGCAAGAACTTGGCAGAAGGTACTGGCACACTAATCGACGCCGCCAAGATTCTTAGAGATGCACCGGAGCTGATTAAGTCATTGCCGCCCAGGTCACAGTTTGTAAGACAAGCAAACGAGCTATCTCAACTTGGACCCAAGGCATTTAACGCCGTGGTCAATGATGTAGTGCCGCCACATTTTGGATCTATCGTCGGCCGTTACATTACTGACGAGGCCCAGCAATTGGCCATCCTTCAATTATTGCGCCGCCTGGAGCCAGCAAATGCAGTCCAGGCCGAGCAAATCGTACGCCAGGCAAGAGAGGCCGGATTCGTTAAAACCGAACAGGCCGGTCTATTTGGCGATGAGGATATTGCAGAAAGCCTATTCCTGGAGCGGGCCAAGATCCTGGATCGCGCCATGAAAGAATTGCGTAAGGATAAGCAACTATTCGAGACATTAGTCAAGAATGCAAACGATATTGAACAGGCCGGCAACACCCTGGCTAAACTAAGCAACGAAGAGAAAGAGGCTATTTATGGCAAAGCGATCGCTATCATTGAAAATAACGCAAACGTCCGGGGACCCATCTCAGACAATCTCACCCGAATCGCCAAGGCG